CGCTAGGGCTTCCGCTTGGGATTCCGCTTGGGCTTCCGCTTGGGCTTCCGCTAGGGCTTCCGCTTGGGATTCCGCTTGGGCTTCCGCTTGGGATTCCGCTAGGGATTCCGCTAGGGATTCCGCTTGGGATTCCGCTAGGGATTCCGCTTGGGATTCCGCTTGGGATTCCGCTTGGGCTTCCGTAGAGGTCTTATTAAAAGATAATGCAGACTTCAAAAAGAAATACCCAAATGGAGCGTTTAAACAATTGTTTAAACTTTGGGAAATGGGATTATATCCTGTCGGAGTATTAAAGAATAAGAAATTTGTAATATATGTTCCACCTTGTAAAACAGATTTCCCTTTTGAGATTTAGCCCTATATCACCCTCTTGGGCAGAGGATTAACAAGTAAGATTATGGAAGCCAAAGATATTATTAACTTAAATCGTATGAATGTTATTACAAAAGTATCGGAGAAAATTGCCGAATCAGAGGCAAAACATATAGAGGAATTTGCTTGTGCTTTCCTTAAAAAAACAGATGCAGACCCCAGGAAAATTGTAATGATAACCCATAGAATGACAACCAAGACTGGAGTAAAAACAGTCTATTGGTTTGAGAAGAAAAGAGGCAGAAGCAGAAAGGGGATTCTAGACAATTTAAAACCCTAAGCCCTTACCCCCTCCCGTGGCTGGGAGATTAACAAGAACCACTATGGATGAAAACTTCAAACAACTAATAGAAGAACTCCGAGCAGAGGTTATGGAGAAGATAACTGACACGACTGATAGATGTAGATGTATGTGTCTAGGAGCTTTGGAGGCGAGTGAAGAAACTTTAGATATACAATCATGTCATCCTGCTATTAAAAGCATTGTGAGGACTGTTAAAACACTTATTCGTAACCAGTTGAAGTAATTTATATATTTTTAACCCATATAAATATGGCAAAAGACAAGAAGTCCATTGTAGTAGATGGCATAACGTACGTCCCTGAATCGGAAAGCACCCCTGCAAAGAGTTTAAAAGGGATGGAATACAAAATTGTAGATTTAGAAAAACTAGAACACGAACTTGCAAGCAATTCCTATATAGCCAGCCACCATGAAGAAAACGAAATGGTAATAAAAACATCAAGAGTCATAGAGATAATCGCAGAACACCGCCCTAGAAGAAGTAAATGAAATTTTAAATAATCTAACCAAATAAGAAAATGGAAATGCTATTTTTTATCTTGATCGGCACAGCCTTGCCGATGATGATTGCCTACAAGATGGCGAAAGACAAGAACAGATCAACTACCAAAGCCCTGTTTGTTTCGTTTTTCTTTGGCTGGTGCGCTGTTGTAATAATCTGGCTATTCTTGAAAACGCGCGACAAAAAGACGGGGATGTTGAAATAATGGTATAATAGGATTGAGGTTTTAACATCTAAAAAAATCGCAAAATGAAAGAACTTAGAACAATCTCAAAAAAAACATCATCTTTCAGGGTGTGCGATGATCTCGCAAATTCTCTTTGAAATGCTGGATGATGAGAAGGTGAGCTTTTCGGATGTTTGCCGGGTCACTCTCGCACCCGACCCGACCGTGAAGGACAGGTGGTTTATTACAATTACTTATTTATACCAAGAATATGACGAAGAAAAAAACAAAGGCGATGGGCAGACCGGTCAAGATACACCCATTCATCAAGGCGACTAGAAAGCTTTTGAAAGAAATTGAGCATGATGTCTTTATTTTTACTGATGAAGAATTGTTGAGACAGATCAACGAAATGCTTGAGCCAAAAGACCGGATTTGTAGATCGACTTTCCAAAAATGGAAGGAAAAAGCACTAGAAAAGAATGGGGAAAAAGCTATGCCTGTTCACTTCAGGGACTTTTTACACCTTATAAAAAGAGCTTTGGAGCAAGAAAAAAGAGAATTGTTTATGCTTTTGAGGACTGATAAAAGAGCCTGGCAACGATGGGCTTGGATTATTGAGAGAAAATTTAGTGAATGGAATTTGAAACAAATGAGCGAGGTCGATCTAAAAGGGAAGGTCGATACAGTAACCACGATCAAAATTGTAAAACCGAAATAATGGAACTTGAATTTGAACCCACCAAGAAGCAGTTCAAGGCTTGGGAGTATTTAAACGACGGTGAAACAACCGAGCTTGGTTATGGGGGCGGTGCGGGAGGTGGTAAGTCTTGGCTGGGATGTTTTTGGCAAGCATCAATGAGAGAGGCGCACAAGGGGACTAGAGGATTACTTGGGAGGCGTGAATTAAAGAATTTGAAGCGGACAACCATCACGACCTTTTTCAAAATGGCTGACTACTATGGCTGGGTAGCAGAAAAACATTTCACCTACAAAGAACGGTCCGGGATTATCGAATGGCACAATGGAGGGGAAATTTTATTGATGGATTTGGGATGGATGCCGAGCGATCCACTTTACTTGAGGCTAGGAGGGCTTGAGCTTACAGATGGATTCGTTGACGAGAGCAATGAGGTCAAACCGATGGCTATAGAGATTTTGAAAACAAGAATCGGGCGGCAACTCAATGAGGAATATGGATTGATCCCAAAACTACTCGAAACATTCAATCCGGATAAAGGGCATGTCTATACGAGATATTACAAACCTTTCAAGGATAAGAATTCACCAAGACACAGGAGGTTTATACCAGCTTTGTCGAAGGACAATCCTCACTTGCCGAAATCTTATATCAAGCAGTTAGAAAATGCTGACGAGATAACTAAACAAAGGCTTTTATTCGGAAACTTTGATTATGACGATGATCCGGCTGTCCTACTTGACCACGATGTTATTCTTGATCTCTTTACTAATACAGCAGAGGAAAGCGAGGAAAAATTTATCAGTTGCGATGTCGCGCGAATGGGACAAGACAAGACTGTTATTGCGTATTGGGAAGGGTTGCAATGCAAGAAAATAGACACCTACGCGAAAACAAAAGTGAACGAAACGATTGATTTCCTCAATGCTTGCTGTAGAAAGTATGGGGTACGAAGATCAAATGTTGTGGTCGATGAGGATGGTGTGGGCGGCGGGGTTGTCGATGGTTTAGAAGGTTGCAGGGGGTTTGTGAATGGATCAAAAGCGATCAAGCCAATGGGCTTAACGAACGTCCCAAATTACTCTAATTTAAAGACCCAATGTTATTTTGAATTTGCGCGGCTTGCAAAAAATGGTAAAATGGGCATAGAACAGATTGAAATTTCAGACAAGGAACTCTTAATTGAGGAGCTAGGACAAATTAAACAAAAAGACCCCGACAAAGATGGCAAAATATCACTTATCGGCAAAGACGTTATCAAAGAAAATATTGGAAGATCACCCGACCTTTCAGACGCTTTGATGATGAGGATGTATTTTGAAGTGAGAGGCACACCAATATTAACACCTATATTTGTATGAAAATTCCAAACCCTTTCACCGGGAAGACTTTATATCTAGGTAAAAAAGATGTCGGCGCAGCAAAGCAAAGGCTTCTTTACGGATTCTATCAAAATGCAATTGCCGGGCTTACCGGGACGAGGGTAAACTTTGACACCCTTTATCAGCTTTACAACAAGCTAGTCGATGTGAACCAGGCGGTAAAGAAAATCAGGAACGCAACGGCGAAAGATGGATTTAAAATTGTCGATAAGAACGACCCAAACAAAGAGGGAGACAGCCAGCAAACAGAAATTGCGATGAGGGTGTTAGATCATCCTTTATCCGGGTTTAACGATTGGAAAAATACCTGGGTTAGAGACAGACACGTTGCAGGGAATTATTACATGTTGATTGAAAAATCCGCAACTGGTGAGCCGATAAAATTAACCCCGATCGACCCGAGGACGATGGTTGTGATTGCGGATAAATACGGCGTTGTGTTGAAGTACATACAGCGAATCATGGGGCAGGATGTGGTTGAGTTTAATCCGGATGAGATAATACATTCCGCGATGGATCAATCTACAAAAAACCCATTGCTAGGAGCTTCACCAATTGAAACGATAGTTATGGAAGGGCAAACAGAGCTATCCTCTCAAACTTCAAACCTTGCTTTCTATGAGAATCATGGAGTACCTTCACACCTTTTGATTGTTGATGGTGAACTGACAAAAGATCAGCACAAGGAATTGAAGACACAAATGGAGGAAAAGTTTAAGGGATCGGAAAACAGGTTTAAATCAGGAATAATCCCGTTTATTAAAGATATTAAAACAATCACACCATCTCAAAAGGATATGCAATATCTCGAAACTAGATGGTTTACTACAAAGAAAATTGTTGTTGCCTTCGGAGTCGATGCTTTCATTCTTGGATATACGGAAAAGGTGCAGCGTGGAAATGCTGATGTCATTTACCGGATGTTTTATGAGAATACGATCCGACCACAAGAGGTTGAGTTTGAGGAAATGGTAAACCGGGACTTGTTTCCGAAACTTGGACTAGATAAAATTAAGCTAAAAATAAAACTTTCTGACTACGACAACAAAAAGGAAGCAGCCGAAATTAGTCGGGCTGATGTTATTGCCGGGATCACAACTATCAATGAAGCGAGAGCGATGAGGGGACTGGACGAAGACGAAAACGAGCTTGCCGACGAGCTTTTGTTTCAGGGCATGATTATCGACGATGTAGGAGAAGAAATGAAAGAGGTTGTTCAAGGGGTGCAGAAAAAATTAGCTAAAAGAAACGAAAAATTGTATAATTTACTTGACGATGATTTGCCCGTGCTATGAAAAACTCTTACTCGACACAATCGTTAAAGCCAATGTGCGACCGCAAGGTCGAAGGTTGCGAAGACGAGAAAAAGCCCTACAAAGACAGATTAACGCGGAATTCTCGAAGCAAGCGAAAGCCGTTATCTCTAAGACAAACAGGCTACTCGGTAAAAAAGCTCTCGACGACGACATAGACAACATATTCGACAACTTGGACGATGCTGCGATGATTGACGACATAACGGTTGCGAGTGCTGGAGCGATGAAGATGGGAGCAGATTACAGAATCAAAAAATCGAAACTCGGACAGATAGGTATAGACTTTTCACTTGATCATCCACTAGCGAATCAGTATTTAGAGACAGACCGACCCCTTGTGCTTGCCAAAATGACGCAGACGACCAAAGACCATATTAAGCCTTTAATTCAAGAGGCTGCGCGGTCTGGTCAATCGCCTCAAGAATTGGCAAAACTCATAAGGGAAAATTTTGCGTTTTCTGAGAGTAGATCACTAATGATAGCGACAAATGAGATTGGGACAGCGTATGAGTACGGGAATTATGTACCAATGACGGACGCGAAAGAAGCCGGGTATGACGTGAAGAAACAATGGCTTACGACTGGAGATGCGCAAGTTACAGACGAATGTGCAGCGAATGGGGATATGGGATGGATAGAGATTGACGAGCCGTTTGAGTCCGGGGATGATTCAGCGCCAAGAGGCGATCACCCGCGATGCAGATGCACGACCTTGTATGAATATCAATAACATAATCATAATGAAGGACATTCAATATTTCCAAATTGGATTTAAAACCATCCCGCGCGAAAAGAAAGCGGAAGGCGGAGAATCCCTTGAAGGTTTAAAAATATCAGGCTACGCATCTACTCCAACAAAGGACAGATACAGCGATATTGTTGAACCGGAGGCTTTTAGGGAGTCGATAGTTACGAATTACAAGAACAACCCTATTATTCTATTCCAGCATGACGCGAATAGACCGATCGGGAAGGCAGTTTTTATGAATGTAGATAACAATGGGTTATTTATAAAAGCGATCATATACGACAAAGAAGTCGCCCAAAGGATTGAGCAGGGAGTATTGAGAACTTTCTCTATAGGCTTTATCCCTAAAAAAATCCGCTTTGAGGATGAGAACGGAAAGATTCTTGATCCGGCGAAGGATAATATCTGGGACGAAAGCGTCAAAAGAATCATTGAAAAGGTTGATCTTGTTGAAAATTCTATTGTTAGCACCCCGGCGAATCCTGACGCCCTGTTTACTATGGAAAAATCAGTAAAAAGCTTTTTCTCTAAAATGGAAAAGGCTGAACTTAAAAATATCAATAATCCTATAACTTCAAACGATATGAAGAAAAAAGAAAACTTACTAGAAGCAAAAGACGAGGGAGCTGTTGAAGAAACAACCCCAGAATCTACTGAAAACGCTGAAACTCCAGGTGAAACCCCTGAAAGCGTTGAGGAGGCAACTCCCGCAACTCCTGCTGATGAAACAAGCGGCAAGGAGGAAGGTGCTGAAACAAACACCGATGAGGAAGCTAAACCAACCGAAGGCGAAGAAGTGGAAGAAGAAAAAGAGGAAGAAAAACCCGAGGAAGCAAAGGAAGAAGTAGAAACCCCGGAGAAAGAAACGGAAGAAGCTCCGGCAGAAGAAAAGGTGGAGGAGGAAGCCCCTACTAAGGAGGAGGAAACTCCCGAAGAAGCAGAGGAGAAATCCCTTATCTCGAAGATAATGACCAAAGAGGGCGCGGCTGTTGCTCTAAATGCTGTTATGGCATTACAAGTAAAGGTCGCTGAATTGGAGGCTATTATCAAGGAAACGCCGACAAAGAGGGCGCAAGCTTACTTCGAAAGCTCTGTCACAGCGCCGGAAGGTAAGAAAGTTGGCGTGGATTCTTCTATCAAAGACGAGAAAGAAGAAGAAAAACCAAAGGAAGACAAGAAAGGGTTTATCGAAGCCCTCCAAAAAGCTGCTGTTTAACAGCAAAATATTATTACTAACAAAAAAAACAAATGGCTAAAATTTCATTTGAAGATCTGATCGGACTCGCCGGGCTAGGCAAGGTTGACGCAAAGTCAATTTCAGAAGATCAGAAAAAGAAAGATATTGTGAGAGCAATAGGAATGGAGACAAAAGCTGACGAAGTGTTGGGAACAGTAAACAACACTAATTGGTACGATGCTTATGGTATGATAAACGATATTAAGGACTTGACTCCAAAAGTCGGTAAAGTGCTTTCAGCGCTTTCTGGAGGATATGAAGGTAACAATCTCCCTGTTAGTTACCCAATCCCTTACGATATTACTGATTACTATATGCAGGGGAAGACAGAGTGGGAAGATGAGACACGACCAACAATCAACGCTAGAACACAGACAGATAGCAAGGGAACTCTAGCGCAAGAGAAATTGATCCTTGAATTTGCTGTTTCTGACGCTGTGATTAAACACAGCACAGATAAAGGACTTTATGAGAAACTATTGCAGAAATTGACAAAGACCTTCACGAGAACAATAGAGGGAATGATTATCAACGGAGATTCAGAAGCGGGAGCGACTGGAAATGTAAACTCTGACGATCAAGCCCCTGCGACAACCTTCGCAAGTGATGGTGGAACCGCTTACCATGCGACATTGCTCGATCATGGTATTAGAGAATCGGCAATCGGTGGAAGTGGCACAAAAGATGTCGGTGCGTTTGATTCTGATGACATGCT